TGCAGCTTTAATTTTTCCTGTAGTAAGGGCTTTGTCTCCATCTCCAAGTACTTCATCTTCGCCTGAAAGATCAGTCCAGAATGGCATATTTACAAGCAACCCGCCTGATGTAATGTTTTTTGATACTCGCTCATCAGCTACAGCAATACCTGATTGTACAAATGCAGATTTTTCTGCAGTGTATTCATCCATGTACTGGTTAAAAATCTCCGGTGTGATAATATCCAGCAACTTTGTAATTTCGTTATTCATTAATCTTCTCCTTGTTCTTTAAGAAATTCTGTGAGGTTAAATCCCTCTTGTTTCATTGCAGCAGAGAAATCAGAAGAAGTTTTGGCTCCTGAACCTCCTGCGGGCTTATAACTTTGACCTGTTCCCAAATCAAATAGATAAGCTTTTTCTTGTTGAAGGGTTGAAATTTGAGCCTCTAGTCCTTCAAGTGAGCCGTCTTCGCCAAGCTTGATACTATCCATATTCAGCAATGCTTTGATGTCTTTTGCATCACGAGCTTTAGTTTTACTCAGTGCTTCAGTTAATACTGAATCAAAGCGTGTCTGATTAAGTTTCGCATTAAGATTTTCTGTATCTGCCTTGTACTTATCTTGTAGTTCTGATAGTTGTTTAGACAAATCTTCATTATCTCCGGCGGACTTCTTCAGAGCTTTAATGTCTGAGTCACGGTTGGCTAATTGCTCAGTCAAATCAGTTACTTGGGCTGTCTTCGCGTCCAAATCAGCCTGTACTTTAGCTTTTTCAGCATTAATTGATTGACCATACTTCGCCATTACTGACTTGACTTGCTCATCATTGAGACCTAGTGCTTTCAATTCTTCTGTGTTCATAAGTTTCCTCCTAGCAGTTGGTGAGGCGGTCTGCTCCGCCAAGGATTTTATGATTGTACTTTTTTAGGTCAGCCAAGACCAATAGGGACTATGGGAGTCGAACCCATGTATTACTGATGTGCACAAACAGTACGCTTTTACCTGCTAAGCTAAGTCCCGACAAGAAAACCCCTGGGATTCCAAGGGGCTAAAAATTATTTATCTGCAGCAAACTTAATATTTTTTTCTTTGAGATAAGAATCAAAATAGATTTCATCTTTATCGCCATTATAAGTTACTTCGTAATATCTACCATCTGGAATGTTGGTAGAAAGTAACGCCTTGTTGTTTTGCAATGTTTTACATGCCCATACTACATAAACTTCTTCGGCTTTTAATTGCTGTTCATTCTTTTCATTTGAAAAGTCAGCAACCAATTGTCTTGCTGTGTTTGTAAATTGTAATTCATTCATTGTTTTTATCCTCTAATCCTTTAATATTTACATATATTGTGCATTTAAGTTCTGCAAGGGCTTCTGGGCCTACGTGTAAATCAAAATATTTTACACCTTTAAACTCCTTGCCATCCAACATTATCAGCCCATTTTCAAATGAAAGTTCATGAATTGGTGACTCCAGTTTAGGCATTGTTACTCCTCCTCAACCCATTCATCAGGTTCTTTTTCTTTTTGGTATCGCAATTTCACAATTTTTAAATCATATGTCCACTTAATGATAAGGAATGTAGTTCCTGTTGTAACAAAAATAATTAAAGGCACATATACTAATATCTTACATAGCTTTAGCCAATCATCTAATGACATAACATCCTCCTTTGAGCATAAGAAAAGCACCTAGCGCTTGCTGGTGCTTAATATTGAATTATTTCCCCATTTTCTTTGGGACTTTTTTCTTTGTCCAAGTTCTTTTTGTAATCCTCTAGTTCTTTTCGAGCCCAATCAGGGGCATCATCTTTAAGTTTAATATCATCATCAGTGTAAATCCAATATTCATGGCCTTTAGGTCTATCTAACATCACTTAATACCTCCTGTATCATTTGTTCAAAGTATTTCTTAAATATTTGGGCATCTTCCCTTGGAGTTGATCCATATGCTTCGGCAAAATATTCCGCAAAAGCTTCTGTGCGTTTCTTCTGCATGACGTAATAAGACTTCGCATAATCACTAACTCCAACATCATCAAACTTCGGATTTTCTTTTTTAATTAAATCAAATAGCTTATCAGAAAACTGCAGTTGTTCCCCTTTATCTATGAGAACATTTGTAAGTTGAAAATCAACATGATGGCCGAATTCATGAATCATAATATGATTAGTATCTGAATTATTCGAAAGCCATTTTGTTTTCACCATGTGCGCCATCTGTCTAGTAAGGTAATTCTCATTTGTAAAGAACTTAACGTTGACAGCAAATTCATTTGGTCTAGATTTAGTACCTAAATTTCCAGACGTTGCAAATCTAGAATAATGTGCAATAGCATTTTTTGCTTCAGAAACAGGCATAACTCTTAATAATGGTATTTTCCCTGGTAAAGCATCATAAATATTCTTGAACATTCCCACTGTCCGGACAGTCTCACGTAATGCAAAATCACTCAATTTAGTCCTAGAAGTTTCTTTGATTTCCATTCCAAATTCATCTCTTACAATATTAAGAAGTTCTGTTCTAGATAAATTTTCAATACCTTTGACAGCTTTGGGTGTATAATCTTTTGTTACTTTCATTATATCATCTTCAGACTGTTTAGACTTATCAAATACATCTTCCTTCCACTTACCGTAAGACATATCATCAATAGATTCGCCTTTTCCGGTTTCTTCATTTCTGGACCATCGCTTGATGTCATTTTCTTCAAACCATTTATCCCAGGGAACAGTAGTACAACGACAATAGGGGTGGATAGGTGGGTAATTTGTCCCGGTTTCTTGTTTAGAAACTTCCATCACTTGCCCATCCAGCTGGCCACATACTTCGCAAGTATGTGATTCTAGGGTTGCTAAGTATTCATACTTTTCAAGCCCCGTTTCTTTGTAAGAATCCAGTGTTGCTTGTTCTACAATGTGTGCTGCTTCAGTTGTTACGAGTCTATGTACCTGATTTTCCGAAAAATCTTTTAATTTCACACGGGCCATTTGAGTGAGTCTATCTGGACCATAACCTAAAGAAATTCCTCTGAACAGTGTTTCAGATAGAGTCTTTGGTAAGGTGCGTGTCGCATTTCCCCAAAGCCTAGTACTGAAATTTGAACCTTTCCACCCAGAATGAATGACTGCATTTAACTTATTATCATCTACATGAGCAAAGTTAGAACTGAACTTACCTTTTACAGCTTGAGAATTATATATATTGCGATAATATGTGTCTTTATAAGAGTCTTTGAGGAGCCCTTCTAGGCTCTTTACATCCCCAGCAGTCTGTTTACCCATTAAACCAGTTACTTGCAACTGTAGGGCTTGCAGTCTGCTCACGCGGCTTCTATAATACTCAAGGTCCATCTCATGATTAAAACCACCTTGTTTGGCCATTCGCTTCCACTCTGCTAAAGAATATTTAAAATCCTTTAATTCTGAACCTTTGAGAAGTTTTTTCGCATCGATTGGATCAATTGTTCCATCTTTTTTTGCGTATTTCTTACACCATGAATCAATTTCCTGCTCAATAAGCTTCTGGGTCTCTTTCAGTCTTTTAGCATATTCTTTTTCATAAGCTTCAGCCTTACTCAGTTGGAGTTGTTTCGTCTTCAGGTACCTTTTTTGCCAATAAGTCAGCTTTTTCTTCATACGGATCTTGCTCCTCTTGTAGCTCCAACTCTTCTTTCCAATCTTCAACAAGCGGGTTATTTTTAGCGATATTCTGCTTACTTGTCACATCTCCAAGCTTCGCTACCATATCAGCTTTTTCTTGCTCATTCTGAATGCTTGAGCGCTCCCATGTTTGAATGATATCTAAGTCATCTTTATCTTTGCCTTTGGATTGTAAAATAAAGTGAATCAAGCGATTAAAACCAACTCTATACTCAGACTCTAAGGCACTTGCTTTTAATTCAAGTAATCCATAAAGCATTTTAAGAGCAACACCGCTATTATTCCCAAGTTTTTCAAGTTTAGTAGGGTTAACTCCTTGCCCTTGAACAAAGATTGAATCAAGTGTCTTATCCAATAAAATATTTCGTGCTTCAACTGGAATATCAATAGTCAGTGTATCAACACCAGACTTATCACCATCACCATAACTATCACGTTTAATTGCCTTGTATTTATTCAATTCTTCCATGAACTGATTGAGGTCTGCTCCGCCATAGTTAGTGAGCACAAGGATTACTTCTTGCACGTCCTCAACATCATTTACAAATCCGTTATAAACTTTATCGTAAACATCAATAAGACCTTTATACTTATCAAGATCACTTGTGTGTAGTTGGTTATTAGGGAATCGAATGAAAGGAATACCATCAAAACCATGCTTTAAAACATTGACATTATCGCCATCAATTAATGCCGTTTTATCAAATGTCCTAATACAATTGTTTACTACCATTTCGTCATAAGTTGATTTGAACTTGAAGAAAGATGCTTCTTCTTTTGTCCAAAATTCAACGAATGTATAAGGTTCTCCAGATTCTTCATCAATTTGTGAGTACTCTCTACGAACTGCAATAATCTTTTTCTCAATGTCATTATTGTAGATAGGAGTAAGTTCATCTGGAGCTACAATAGCGTATTTGAATTTGTTTCCCTCTTCCTCATCATTCCAGACATGAAGCCAAGCATCACCCGCATTAGAGGAATCAATTATTAAACGATGCACTGTACGTGGAAATTTATCTCCTAGCTCAGTATTAATAATTTTATTCAGGTCCTCATTTTTAACATCAAATACAGGAACTGTGGCTCCAACATAGCTTGCTTTTTGATCAACCAAAAGTTGATGATAGTTGTTACTTACACGACTATCTGATTTACGTAGAAGTTGCTCACGTTCATCTTTCTTACCATCTGCTTTGCTCTCGCCCCCGTTGGGCTTAGTAATATCATTTTCATTAAGATAATACTTCAAAGCTTTTCTGTATTTCTTGTGCGATTCTCTGACTTTTGCATCAAAGTCTGCACGTTTATACAGATATATTGCTTTTTGTACGTCCATTCTTTACTCCTTAAATACTGACATTCCACCAGGTTTGCTCAATTGCTCTAAAGCATAACGAGTGGCATCTATACTGTGGTTATCTTTATCTGGATAGCTTCCTTTAAGGTTGCCCCATTTATCTTCTTCAAGTTCATAGCCTGAGAATTCTCTCAACACATTCGGTGTGCGCTTTGGATCAATAACTATTTCTGATAAGTCTTGTAGCCACTTGATTCCATGTTCAATAGATCCCCGCCCTTTACGTGCTGGACGGATATTTAATCCCATGTTTTTAAACTCACCAATCGTGCGCGGTTCTGCACTATCTGCAAAGACAGGCTCATTCAATGGATTAAGGTTCTTGATTTTCCGAACTGCTTCATCATTACCAAGTCTGGTCTGATAAATTTCATCCAAGAAAAAAAGCCTCTTTCTAGGCTTGTCATAATAAGTCGCAACATAAGCAAGTGGATCCGCAGCAAAACCAAAGTCCAAGCCTCGATGTATCTTATCAAAGCTGTCATACTCTTCTTTAGTAATTGTGCGTGCCTTGACATTTGGAAATACTTCAGCACCAGTACCTGTAACAATCCCTAGATACTCATGCTCATATACCTTTTGATTTACTTCCTTCAAGTACTCCGCTTCTTCAATGAAAGTATCTCCTAGCCATTCGGGTGGCACATCAAGATAAGTTGAAGAATGAATAAGTGTATTCTTTCGGCCTACTTGTGTCTGTACATGACCATTAACCCAGTTTGTAATAGATTTAGGTGGGTTATATGTATAGAAGAACATTTGATTTGCACCACCACGTGCCAGGGACTGGTTAACATTTCGAATCTCTGCCATGCTTCGCAATTCGTCCACCTCTTCAAAGTGGATATATTTAGCATAACCATGTCGAAACTTAGTAGACTTTAATTTTCTAGGCTTATCTAATCCTTTGAATACGATTGAATTTCCCAACGGTAAATAAGTAAGCTTGTATGGACTTTTAGTTTCTTTCCATAAATGACCAACTCCCAGCGCATCAATTGCCCATAAGTATTGAGCAAATACTGTATCACCTATCCCATTCTCTGTCTTACGGATAACTACAGCATTATAATCTCTGTTGTCCATCATCCCGCTTACAACTTCAAGTGAAACAAAAGAAGACTTTGTTGAGCCACGTCCACCATTCAGCCAGTAATGTTTATGACCATCTGCCAAGATATCTTGACTGATAGGACGAAAAGGAGGAGCAATCAGATCGTTGTAGTTAACTTCAATCTCATTGCTCATATTTTTTTGGTTCTCCTTTAACAATAGTTACCGGCTTCATAACACTTATATCTGTCTTATCGGTAAAGAGGGCGTGACGTTTACCTAAAAGCTCTGCAGCTTTAAGGCGTTCCTTTTCATCTGGTGGCTTTTCTATAAGTTTAGTTTCACTTATTCCATCACCAACAAACTCAGTCTGAACTACCGTTGAGAGTGACTCTCCACGCATTACTGAAGCCAAATACTCTAAAACTTCCTGTGCATCAGCCGTCCTTGCATTGTGCATTTTTTCAAGCTGTTCATCTATATAGGCTTTAACCTTAACATTTCTTAACATTCTTGCAGCAGCCGCAGCTGCAACTGAATCTTTTTTAACGTTAGGATATGCAACTTTATAGGCTCTAGTGCCATTCAAATCTTTCAAGTACTCATCAGCAAATATCTGTTGCTTGTCTGTCATATGGATCCCTCCTCCCTATAAGTATTAAAAAAGCCATCATTTCTGACAGCTTTAACAGGATAGTGTTTATAAGTATTTTCTAGAGTCAGGCACTTCCTGTAAGTACCTGCTATAACCGTCAGCGAGATTCGAACTCGCGTCTCTACATTAAAAGTGTAGTGTCTTACCCCCTCGACCATGTCGGTTACTTATGAACAATCTCGCACTTTTTGACTCACCGAGACTTACCATGATAGCGTTCTGCTGAATTGTTCATAATACAATATTAGCACGATTATACATGCTTAAAAGGACAACTTTCGGACATAAATCGGACAGCTCAAATGTATTCTTCAAGTTCTCCCCAATCTATTATTGATTTCTTCAACGCCAAATAGTTCCTTTGTACTGTTTTTTCACTAAATTTTATCTTTTGAGCAATGTACCATTGGGGTGATTTATTTTTCCAACGTTCCTCACAGATTAAATAGTCATCAGTCCTTTTACCAGGAGTGCCAAACCATGTTTCAAGTTGATATTTTTTATACTTTATCTCATTAATTAAGCTATCAGTTTCAATAGCTTTATCAATTTCTTCTTGCAATAGGAGTGCACTCTCTTGTTCAGACCCACCAGAATATGCCGTTCGGATTCCCAAATTGTCTGGCTTACTTTTATATTTCATCTTAAAAGTGATGCTGTTCACCCTTGATTGAATTTGCCTATCAAGATTACCAGTGACGTAATCTTTTATTAGTCTATCTAACTTATCAGCCAAAACTTTAACCTCCCTATGTGGTATAATTTAGATAGAAAGTATAAATCCCTAAGCCCGTTTCCAGCGGGCTTTTTTCGTTTTCACCAGCTGATCAGAATATATGACTTATAAGTTGCATATCCAAATATATTCTTTCCATGTTCTTCTTTTAGATATACCTCAAATCCTTTACCGAGTTTCTTTTTTAAAAGTTCAACAGTCTTAGGATTTTCACGACGTATTCTAGAATATTCATCTCCAGCTGTGCTGACAGAAATTCTATATCCCACATAACCTTGCATAGCAGACTTTTTTATTTTATTTACTAAGTCATACTTTTCGTACCAGCGTTCAAACCATTTTTCGTGTGATTCTTTTTGAATTTCTTGTATTTCTTCGATTAATGACATGTTTTAACCTCTTTATTCTTTTTTATAATCATAGCTGAGTGTTTCTTGACCTTGTCTCAAACAAATATAAACTTCATAAACTTCTACACCATCAGATAGCCTATTGCTTATCGCTGAAATAGCTGCAGGAAGTACATGTTCAAATTCTCGATGCGGTACTGGAATTGCTCTTCGCCTTTTGATTCCTGAAGGGTTTTTTTTATTTGTCGCCATTTAAATTATCTTTCTTCAGTTCAGTCAAAATATTGCTCAGTTGCCCAAAGTTTAGCAAAGAAAATATTGCTGTAATAACTAAGGATATTGTTACAATTAAATTCATATATTCCTCCTACATATTCCCAGTAATCATTGCCACAACCGTGATTATAGTAAAGCAGATAATTGTAGTTATTGATATCAAGATATAGCCGTCAATTTTTTTCATTTGACTACCTCATTTGCTTTCCGTAATTTTCTTGCTGAAGTTCCTAGACTGCGGAAAGCTTCTCCAATTTTCTTCATGGATTTAATAGCTCTTGCTATACTGAAAGCTATGAAACGATTGTTTTTAGAACGCATTCGTTTACTATGCTTCTTCTTAGTAGCAAGCCTTTGCTTTTTCCAGCTTGATTTCATTTGACTCATTCCTCCCAAGCTTCATCTACAAGATGTTCTAAGATATTAAATAAATCGTCATCATCTTGTGCAAACAAATCAATTATAGTTTCAAGTACATTTTGATGTCCAAATTCATCAATCAAGTCACCAATTTCATCAACTTGAATTTGTTTAGTCACTCCTTGGAGTGTATAGTGTAGTAGCATTTCTTTCTCCTTTAACTATGGTAAATATATAATATAATCGGAAGTGGCTTTATAAGCTCTCCTCCCTTGTATCTACTGCCTTTATAAGGCTTTTTTTATTTTGGTTAAAACGGGCTGTTTTTTTAGTTAATCTTTTATTTTTTCAGTCATAAAATTCTCTCCCCATTCGTGATGGTTCATCATCTTTTAAAATATCGGACAATGCATCAACTGCAACAATTTTAATTGAAATTGATGGGTCACCATCATCTTCTGAGAAAATCGACGGGTCTGTAATATCAACACCATCTTCTCGTGCTTGATTCGAAACATAAACAGATAGAACTTCTGATAAATCATCAGATTGTAAGTTTTCTTTCGAGTATTCCAAAGCCTTGATAAACTGGCTAATTTTTGTAATTTTCATTTATTATTCTCCATAATATTTTCTGGTAAATATTGAATACCAGTAACTTCAGTCATCCACTTTGCTATAGTTTTTAGCTCATAAGTTTTGCGTGGCTTAGGGCAAGCAATTTTCCCTTTGCTTTCAATAGAACTAATAACTAATTCTATATGACATACATCACCTCCGCATTTATCTCCATAAAGATTATAAATAGCTTGTGCCATAGAGCTAACGGTTGTTCCGAAATTCTCGCGAACAATTTGAACCTGTGTCTTACATTC